TCTTTTATTATGTTATTGTTTTTCTTTAGCAAAAGCAAAACTAAAGATATAAAAGATTATCCTAAGTTACTATAGTTACTTAAGCTACTTTAGTTATCTTATGATATACTTATGCAAGTCTAATGATATATATATATATATATATGCTTTCATATATTAGACCTTCAAAAGTTCAAAAAAGTTCTAAAACTCCCGTAAATATTGCGTTAATAAAACATTATGTAGCCTAATAAAGGATTTATTAAACCCTCTTGTAATTCTGTATTCATCGTGTGTTTAATAGTTTTTTAAACTTTAGTAGGTTTTACTTAACTGTTACAAAGCTTTATTGATGATTTACAAGCTTGTTACTCCCTGTTTATTGACAAGATTATTTGTGTGTGTTATACTGGTTTTAGAAAGTTAGAAAAACTATTGTAGCGTGTAGAAAGATTTAACAAACTTTTAATATCCTGTTTATTGACAAAGCTTAAATGAGTATGCTAAAATAATTTTAGAAAATTACAAATGGAGGTGTTAACATGAGTTACAATGGATGGGAGAATTATGAAACATGGCGGACGTTTGAATATTTAGATGATGTAGACTGGCAAAACTTTGCGGAGAATAAATTATTCGGAGAGGAGGAAGACGAAGAGATAACAGAAGACAAAAAAATTGAAATGCTTGCGTTGTATTTAAAAGATTTGATTGAGCAAGAGGTGGATATGGCGGATTTAAACAGCTTTTTGAAAGATTTACTTACTAAAGCCATATCTGAAATAGATTTTACTGACCTAGCAACCGTATTTTTAGACGTTTGATAGTTTGATAGACGGAGAGGATAGCCTCTCTGTCTTTATATCCTACCTAAGAGGAATTATAAAACTTTTGGAGGTGTTAACATGAAATATGGGAGGTTACTGGGTTCAAGCCTAGATATAGCATTGTATGAATACTTAGCTAAAACTGAGTGGGGGCAAAATTTTTATGAAAAGCTTGTCGAAAGTCTCAGTCAGGCGCTTAAAGAAGACGTTGAAATGATAGTATTAAAAGAGTTAGGCGGGGAGCCTGAAGAATTCATTCATGATGTGTTGAGCAAAGCAATAACTTCTGCAAACTATGAAATTATCGTCAAAGCTTTACTAGACGATTGGCTAAATGAAGTTATAGTCCCACGTGTGAAAAGAGGCGGTGAAATAAATGTTATATAATTTTAGAGATGATATTACTAACATTGTATTTTGGGAGCTGTATGATGAGGCAAAAGGGCAATGTGTTAATATTGTAACTTCATCTAAAAAATGGGCAGAGGAAATCTTGAGGCAAAAGGCTGAAGAAATTCTTAGAAGTTATAACATTCCTGAAAGAAGTTTATCAGAGCTTTTATTATATGCGGCTATTGGCTGGGCCTCATATGAAGAAATTAAGGAAGCCTTTGAAAGGGTATATCAACGTGAATTAGAAGAGGAAGCAAATTTAAAATAAAGGAGGTAATAATAATGGGAGATAGAAACAAAAGATGTAGTGAATTAATTGAAGACGAGTTGAAAAGAAGGATAGAAGATTTCAAACAAGCATTAAGCAACTTCAAAGAAAACAACTACGAAAAGATAGTAACTGAAAATGATTATGAATATGAAGATATAATAGACTGGGTAAATAACTATGTTCTAGGATATTATGATGATAATTACTACCGCGCAAAGAGACTTGAATTATCGTGTGGAGGTCCTCAAGATTATTTCTTGTATTTTCCAAAACTAGAAAGGATTGAATATCATTACCTTGACTGGTTTGATGGAGCATCTCTAGTATTAGATGGAGAAGATTTTGAGATTATGAGTGAATATTTTAAACTTTTAGGAGCAGATGAGGAAGACTGAGGAGCTAGAGGGAGGTTATCCTCTCTCTAGCTTTACTTTATATTTTACCTTATGAGGTATTATAAAAATCTAAAGGAGGTTTTTAAGATGAGTTATAAAGGCTGGCATAACAAAGAAACATATTTGGCTTATTTGTATTTGACAAACGAGCGTTATGATTGGGTGTCATATGCGGAGAAAGCGCATTTACTTGATTTAAAATGGGCAATTACGGATGAAATTCATTCGTTAGTCGATTGGATGGCAAAATATGATGATGATTTATATTGGGAGCTTATAGACTTCTTAGATGCTACAATTGACTGGGAGGAATTAGCTGAGGTTTTTCAAGAAGAAGCTGACAAACAAGCAAAAGAGCATGAAGAGAAAACTTTTGCTGAGTATCTTATGAGTCTTTCTGAGGAAGAAGAAGAAGAAATATGGGAGGATGAGGAAGACTGAGGAGGGTTTAACCTTCCTCAGTACCTCTTAAAGTTTACCTATAAGGCATTGAAATAACTTAAGGAGGTATGATGGTATGGTGAAATTTTGGTTGAAATTAGGAACAAATTATGCGTCCATGGAGAAGAGAGAAAACTCTGTGGATGAGCAAATGATAGATTAGGAGGTGAAAAGGTATGAATATTGTAGATAGGTTGCACAAAAGGATACAAGATTTTGAGAGTGTTTTAGAAGCCACCAAAGATGTCTCTTGGGATGAAGATTTTGAGTGGCGCGGACAGATATATCATAGCTATGAAGAATGGGCAGACAAATATTCAGGATGGGGAGGGTCCTGTTGTGATGATGAAATATATCGCGCTATTAGGTTTGAGTTGTCCAACGAACGCAACTTAGAATATTTCTTATTTTTTCCAAAAATACCTAGAGTAGACTATGTATATGGTGATGAAAAAATAGTCTTCACTGAGTTTCCCTATTGTGAAGAGTTTGCATTTTTAATTCATTTTTATCATAGTTTTGTAAAATGGGCTTATTAAAAATAAGGAGGTGAAAGAGTATGAACATTTTAGAAATGTTTCAAAAACGTTTGGAAGATTTTGAAAGTGTTACAAAAGCTGTTGAAGGTAAAGATAGTGATGAAACATTTGAATGGCAAGGGAAAACATATGAAGGTGTTGTAGACTGGGTAGAGAAATACTCTGGATATTCTCTTTGTTTTTGTCAAGATTGGGAATATCGGGCTTATCATTTAGCACTTCCGGGAACTGAAGAAACCAAAAATGAGTATATGCTATTTTTTGATGAAATAAGTAGGATAGACTATCATTATGGTGATGAAATAATTAGCATGCGATATTCTTCAACAAGTAAGGCTTCAGATATTCTTTATCATTTTTACTGGGCTGTTGCTTCATGGGCAGACTAAAAGGAGGTGAACAAAAATGGTGATAGATATAAAAGATGGTGATTGTGTAACAAATATTATTGAAAATTTTTTATTAAACATTTTACAAGAAGCCTATTATGATAATGAATTTAAACCTGGTTTAATTGGAACTATGGAATATGTTGATGAATTAGATGAAAAAAATTTGAAATTTTATGTTTTTGGTATGTTATTCAGGTATAGAATTGTTAATGCTATAAATTTATACATGATTTTTAATAATGAAATATCTATAAAAGGGATTATGGATGCTTTAGTTGAAGTATTAGAACAAGCAAGAAATAAAAAATATGTTGATAAATATTCAATTAATTTGAATTCATTTGATATTACTATAAGTTATAATAAAGATGATTCTGAAGATATTATAGTTATAAAATTATAAAAGGAGGTGAAAGTATATGGAAAATAAGTTTTGGGCAGCGTTAATAAAAACACACTGGAATAGGTTAATAGAAGAATTGATGTTGATTGAAAAGTTAGCTTATCTTACTAGAGAGACTTGGTGGATAGCCATGGATTCTGAAGGTCATATTATACATTTTACAGGTACTATGCCTGATAATTTCCTTGATAAAACATTAGAAGATAAAGCTATCCTTATTACTAGCCGAGAATTTAAGCCCGAAAAACTTTTAACTTATGCATTGGAACGTTATGAAAAAGAAGAGGAGGTGAAGTCTGACGAATAACGACTATAACAATCTTTGGAACTATGTTTTACTTTTCTTATTTATATTTCTCATGGTAATATCTTTCTACTGTATAACCTTTGGCAACGCTTATATATCTGTAACAAACATAGGCGTTGCTTTAGATACCTATCCCTACATAGAAAATCATTCAGTGTTTGAGATAGGGGCTAAGGACACCTTTTTCTTTCTTAACAATCATCTTTTCTTTGGCTATGACGCAAGTTATTTGAGCCCTATTTCAGTGTATCCTGAAACCTTCCCTTACTTTCCATTAGGATACGCTTCGTACGACTTCTATGTGGGGCTTCAGGGAGAGCGGTGGATAGTCACTGCTCTCCATAACTGTACACATCAATTTGTTTCGGCGTCTATGGAGCTGCCATGGCATGATGGTTCATTTAACTCTCTTATCTTCGAAATAATATTTTAACCAAATATTTACATCCTGTCTATTGACATGACAGCTTTTATATGATATAATAGTATTGTTATTGTCTTAAAAAGGAGAGTGAAGGGTGTGAAAGACAACAAGGAATATTCAAAAGAATTAGATAATTTAAACATCCCATTAGATGACCTAATAAACATTCTTAACCATTATAAGTATATTATTGTTAAACAGCCGAAGTATAAGAAATACCATTCTTTGTATGATTTTGTAAGCATAGTTAGGGAGTGGAACAGCTATCATCCAAAAAAGGATACTAAAGAAAAGGAGGTGACACATAATGAATGAAAATGATGAATATCTTATTTGGAGCGGGCAAGCGTTTATTCACAACGGGGAAATTGTTATTATCCCCGAGGATATAGAAGAATTAGTAAGCGACTGTTTTGGCGAAGACGCTTACTGGGCGGAGGATTTGATAATGGTAATGAGCCCCGACGGTGACCTTTGGTGGGGGACTCTAAAAGATTTAAGAAGGTTGTGGAAACGTAAATTTTATGAGGAAAGAGGGGGTTATTTATGAAAATGTTAATATGTTTAGAAGGCATTGATGGCGTAGGTAAAACTACACTTAGCCTAAAGCTATCTAATTATTTAGCTCATGAATACTACACCACTAAAATCTTTGCATTTCCTTCAACAGACTTTGTTAAGCAATCAATAGCATTTTGTCTGAACAGGAACTATAGCTTTTCTCCAGCCAGTCTAGCTATGTTATTTGGGCTAGATATATACAACAGACAACACGACATTTCTTCGGCTATCCAATACTATGATGTAGTTCTTCTAGACCGCTATTTTTATTCTACATTGGCTTATCAGGGAGCAATGTTGAGAGCTGATGTGCCTACTACTGTTAACTTCATTAATGAACTTTCGGACTTTTTCCAAAGGTATATTCTTTATACACCAGACTTAACGTTGGTGTATATTAATTCACATTTAGAAAACTTTCATAAGTTTGATGGAGACTGGCAGCCAGACTTCTTTGAATCTCAGAAGGATATTCAGGCTGCTGCTCAAACGTTGTATACGACTATCTTACCAGCACTATATCCTGAAATAGAAGTTATAGATGTGGCTAATAAGACTCCAGATGAAGTCTTTAAAGCCACTGTAGATGTTATTGATAAACAATTTAATATAAAGGAGAGTGAATAGAATATGGCAAATAGTAAGGTTAAAAAGTTTAAAATCCCATTGGTGATTAAAGACGTGCTAACTCAGTGGGTGTACTTAGAATACCCTGATACTAAATGGAACAAAGACGGGGTATATCGTGTTGAAGGAATCATTGCTCCAAGCAATCCTATTGTTAAACAGGTAAGGGAGCAATTAATGCCGAAAGCTATGGAATATGTAAAGGAGGCTAATCCTAATATAAAAAATATTATTCCTATAGAGCCTTTTACTGAATTAGACGATAACTCTTATCGGATTAAAGCTAAGACTAACGCTATCTTTAGATTTACAGACTCTATGGGGCAGGAAAGGATAAAGGAAAACGTTGTTCGTGTTTTTGACCGCAATGTTAAGCCTTTATCAGCCTCAGAAATTCACAGAGGGGACACAGTAAACCTTCAAGTTACTGCAATTCCTTATTATATGCCTGCTTCAAGGGGTTATGGAATTAGCTTTCGATTAGACGCTGTCCAGCTAGTTAAAAAAGGCGATGGCTTAGACAGCGGAGTATTATTTGAAGCCATTGGTAGTCCTGAGATGGAATCATTAGATACAATGTTTGAAATGTTTCAAGGTGATTCTGAAGGAGACTTTTAATATCCTAAAGAGGGGGGATTTTAGTGGGGATGTCTGAGAAGAAAAAATATCAGTATTGGGGCTCAAAGCCACGCTATAGACGCTCAACTTTCGAAAAGAAGGTTGAGGCAGATTTGAAAGAAAGAGGAGTAAAAGCTTTTTATGAGCCCCGCAAATTCAACTATGTAAAGTTTACATCATATACACCAGATTTTGTATTACCTAATGGCATTGCATTGGAGGTGAAAGGCTGGTTTCTTCCTGAGGACAGAACAAAGTTGAAGAATGTAAAGTTGCTATATCCTGATTTAGACCTTCGTATCATTTTTTCAACCGACAACAAAATAAATAAGAACTCTGCTACAAGGTATAGCGACTGGTGCAAGAAAAATGGGTTTAAGTATGCATTCAAGACTGTTCCTCAGGAGTGGTTGGAAGAACCAGAAAGAGAATTTCCGCGTAGCATGACACGACGTGAACTTTTGGAACACTTTATAGAAAGATAGTGTGTTTCAGAAGCTACCTCATCGTAAGAGCCCCTAGGACCGTTTGCTTAGGTCGTCCTGATAGATTACCTTAGTAGGCAGAGTAAAATAGATTCTAGGGGTAATGAGAGGGCATAGCATTGGGAAAAATAAAAATATATATATATAAGGGGGTAATACCTATGGAAGAGAATGAAAAGATAAAATTGGGTGAGGAATACATTGTGATTCATATTGACCTAGAAAACATGGCTATGGAAGCTGAATTTACGCATGAACACACATATGAGGTGTTGTTGACCTACTTAGCGTTTATAAACAAATTCTGGATAGAATCAGCAATTGAAGCACTTGAAATTGACCCAGAGAAAAAAGAATACTTTGTAGATGGAATTTTAGATATTATTGAAGAAGTAGTAAAAACACCGTTTGGTAATGATGATGATGAAGTCACTACAGAAGATGAAAACTAGAGAAGAAAATACAATTCTTATTAAAGCTCATATTCCCTGTCAATACTGCGGCTCCAGTGATGCTGGGGCCCTTTATTCCGATGGCTTCTATTGTTTTCCTGCAACACCTATGTTCCAGCAAAAGGAGGCGAACAAAGTGTGGAAGCTGATGAAGTAGTAAAGGATATTATTTCCTATGGTTACGCTGAAATTCCTGAACGTGGCTTATCAGAGGAGGTGTGCCGTTTTTACGATTATGGCATAGGCCGCTATAACGGTCAAATTGTGCATGTAGCAAATTACCGTTATGGCAGCAAACGTAAGCAACACATTCGAACTCCCGATAAGCAGTTCTTTTGGCTTGGAGGTGGCACTGCCCATGTAGAGCTGTTTGGGCAGCATTTGTATCAGAAGCAGCCATATCTCATTATCACTGAAGGAGAAATAGACTGTCTTACAGTTGCTCAGTTAAAGTTAAAGCAGTTTTTGGTAGTTAGCGTGCCTAATGGTGCTGCTAATGCTACCAAAGCTGTTCTTGATAACTATGACTTCATAAGACAGTTTGAATTGATATACCTTTGGTTTGATACCGACAAAGCTGGGCAGCAGGCGGTGGAAAAACTGGTAATGCAGCTTCCACCAGGAAAGGTATATATTATAGACTCTGCACCGTATAAGGACGCTAATGAAGTGTTTCTTGCTTCGGGTGCTAATGCTGTCTTAAATTATATAAAGCAAGCTAGGCTATATCGCCCAGACCACCTAATCAGTGTTGAAGAAATGGACCTAGAGAAGATTATGAAGACTCCAGAGAATGAAAACTTCAAGGTAGGTTTCAATCACTTCAATAACTTTTATATGGGTCTTCGAAAGCATGAGTTGACTATGATAGGTGCTGGTACAGGAGTAGGCAAGAGCACCTATATGAGACAGCTTGCTTATGACCTTCTAATCCTTAATCCCAGTGTTAAGATAGCATATATAGCCCTTGAAGAAACTGTTACCAAAACCTTGTTAGGCTTTGTTGCTATGGACAATAATGTTGCTCTTGGTGATTTATACTTAAATAGAGAGCTAATACCACCTGAGTCCATGAAAGCAAGCATAGGAAAATTTAAAGAGCACTTATTGTTCTACGACCATTTTGGCTCTATTGACCCTCTTAATATGTTGCAGAAGATAGAATATTTAGCAAAGGCAGAAGGGATAGACTTTCTATTCTTAGACCATTTAACTATCCTTATCAGCGGACTAGAAATTCAGGATGAAAGAAAGGCTATCGACGTATTCCTTACCCGCCTTAGAAGTCTTATAGAGAATACTAATATTGGAGTAATCATGATAAGCCATGTCTCGAACAATAGTGCTTATCGGGGTAAAGCCCCTGAAGAGGGTGGTAAAATTTCTATAAAAGACTTCAGAGGGTCGGGGTCCATTGGACAGCTTAGTGACAATGTTATCAGTCTTCAGCGAAACATTGTTGCTAAGCAGCCTGAAGACAGAAGGCGTACTGAAGTGTACGCTCTGAAGAATCGATTATTTGGTGAGAATACTGGATTGATGGGAACGCTAGAGTATATTTCAGGAAAGCTTTATGAAACTGAAGTATATCATGCATAGTAAAGGAGGTGAAACAGTATGTCTAAGCAATCAATGGCTATATTTGATATAGAAACAGACTCATTAGACCCTGCTGTAGTATACATAATTACTGTGTTTGATATGCAATCTGAACAGATAATGACGTTCTTAAATCCTTTAGAAGGCTTGAACAAGTTGAACAGTTATGATATACTTATTGGGCACAATATAGTCAACTTTGACCTTCCAGTACTAGCAAAGTTATATCAATTCAAGCCTAGAGAAGATGTACAAGTTTGGGATACATTAATCATGTCAAGGTTATTATTTGGAGACTTGTATAACTTTGAGGAACGTTTCTGTCCTCAATGGAAACTAAAGCTGCCTCCTAGACTTAGGGGCTCTCATAGCTTAGAAGCATGGGGATTGCGTTTAGGAGAGCTAAAGGATACATGGGGAGAGCAGCGCACGGATTGGGTTATGACATCTGAGAATCAAGAAGAGTTTTTAAACTACGCACGACAGGATACGAGGGTTACAAAAGTCTTGTTTGACTTTCTATACCCACTCATCCAAAATGTTTGGGAGCCTTTCCTGATGGAAACAGAAGTAGCAAAGATTATACAACGACAAATGGCTTATGGCTTTGCTTTTGATATTGAAGCAGCTAAGGAACTTTTGGGAAGCTATTACAAAGAAATGGCTGATATAGAAAAAGAGCTCCAAAAAGCCTTTCCACCTTGGGAGGAGCAGGTTGGAGTGTATAAGAAAGCTAATAAAGCGAAGGGAATTAATGCTGGTGACCCTAAGATAGTTAAAGTTAAGTTTAATCCAGGGTCGAGAAAGCATATAGCCCTCAAGTTGCAAGAGAAATATAGTTGGACACCTCAGAAATTCACAGAATTAGGCAATCCCATCATTAATGAAGAGGTATTGAATTCCCTTGATTATCCTGAAGCAAAACTACTTAGTCGTTATTTAAACCTTCAAAAGTTAGCAGGATTGCTTGCGGAGGGCAATCAGGGAGTGCTGAAACACATCAAAGCAGATGGTAGGGTCCATGGTACCGTTAACACTCTAGGCGCTGTATCTAGACGCATGACACATTCATCTCCCAACGTTGCTCAAATGCCCACAGATTCGGAGTTTCGAAAGCTATTCATTGCTCCCAATGACAACTATTGCTTGGTTGGGATAGATGCTAGCGGATTAGAACTGCGTTGTTTAGCTCACTATTTAGCACGCAATGACAATGGTGTGTATGCTCACCAAATTCTGCAGGGAGATATACACACTTATAACCAGCAAGCGGCAGGTTTGAAAACTCGCGCGCAAGCAAAACGTTTTATTTATGCGTTTCTTTATGGCGCTGGTACATCTTTGCTAGCCCAGATAGCAGAAATACCAGAGTCTAAAGGAGCAAAGTTGAAGCAAAAATTTTTAAATAACATTCAAGGTTTACCAGCACTGATAGAGGATGTCCAAAATAAAGCCAAAGGAAGCTTTATTAAGAGTCTAGATGGAGTCCCATTGTTTGTTAGAGACTCTTATAAAGCACTTAACCTACTATTACAGAGTGCGGGTGCCATTGTTATGAAAAGAGCGCTGGTAATCTTAGACAACTCATTGCAGTCTAAAGGACTTATTCCAGGGCAAGATTATGAGTTTGTAGCCAATATTCATGACGAATGGCAGATACAGGCTAAGAAAGAACTTGCCAATATTATTGCTGAAGAAGGTGTCAAAGCTATCAAAGCTGCAGGAAGATTTTATAACTTTAGATGTCCGTTAGATGGTGAGGCTAAAATAGGTATGAATTGGGCTGAAACTCATTAGAAAGGAGTGAGAGCATGAAGGTTTTACTAATAGATGGGGACATTGTTTTATTTCAAGTAGCTTTCAAGTCTCAGCAAAAGATGTTTGATAAACTAATTGTTGATGATATTATAATTGCTCAAGAACGCATTGATGACTTTATACGCGATTTGGTTCAGCGTACTGAAGCAAGAGAATATTTAGTATGCCTCAGCGGATTTAATAACTTTCGCAAGCAGTTAAGTTCCACTTATAAACTCAACCGTGCTGATAAAGAAAAGCCTGAGTTGCTTTCAGAGCTTAGAGCATATGTGGAAGCTGAATATCCTTGTTTGTATATAGATAATTTGGAGGCTGATGATGTGATAGGTATATTGGTTTCCAAAAGAGATAAAGAGTATATAATAGCTTCTACAGACAAAGATATGCAACAAATATCCTCTACACACTATAACTGGCGTAAGGATACATTGTTTACTATTACTCCTGAAGAAGCTACACGTTTCTTTTATCAACAGGTGTTACAAGGGGACCCATGTGATGGTTATTATGGAGTCCCTGGAATAGGAAAGGTAAAAGCTAGGAAACTATTGGATGAAGTAGAGCCTGAACACTATTGGAAAACTGTTGTTGAAACTTATCTGAGTCACGGTCTTACCTATGATGACGCTTTAATGACAGCAAGGCTGGCTTTTATTCTTGATAAGGACCACTATGACTGTAAGACCAAAAGTGTAAAACTTTGGACACCACCAAAAGAAAAGGAGGTAGAACAAGTATGATATTTATTTATTACAGTGATGAAGATTTACAACCTTTATTTAATCCTGGTGATGTAGGTATTGACCTTAGGAGTGCTGAAAATTTTGTTTTAGAACCTGGGGAAATACGCGTTGTACCTACTGGTGTATCATGGGATGTCTCGTTGTCATCAATATATGCTACTATAGTGGGGCGTTCGGGATGGAATTCTAAAGGCTTAATAGTTTTAACAGGAGTTATAGACCCTGATTATACTGGTGAATGGAAGGTTGTTTTATTCAATGCAACAAAATATCCCCAATCAATTGCAAGAGGTAATAGAATAGCTCAAGCATTAATACATTCTGTACCTTCTGAAAATATTAGCTTATATCAGGGACAATCTAAAAGGGTTACGCAAAGAGGAACTAATGGATTTGGTAGCACAGGAATAAACTAAATAAGGAGGATGAAAACATGGATATTGCAAGCTTTTACAGTGATTTGGTATTTAAAAGAACTTATGCAAAGTCCTTTGGGGAAACGTGGGAAGAAGCTGTTAAACGATATGAAGAACACTTTTGGCAGTTTGTTAAACCTGAAGTTGCAAAAGATTATGTTACAGCTATAGCATTGTTTAAAAGCAAAGATATTTTAGGCTCAATGCGTGGGTTAGCTTCAGCAGGCAGGGCGCTTCCATACTATCCAGAAGCTATCTACAATTGTAGTTATCTAATTTTTGATTCATGGGAAGCTTTTGCTGATATGTTTATTTTACTAATGCTAGGAGTAGGTGTAGGCTATAGTGTTGAAAAGGCTAGCATAAAACTTCCTCCTAGACCTACAAAGTTTAGAGAAGGCAATATTACCATTGTTGTTGGGGACTCTAAAGAAGGTTGGCGTGACGCATTTTTATCTTTGCTCCACAATCTTCAAGGTGGAATGATACCTAAATTTGATTATAGTTTGATTAGACCAGCTGGAGCTCCTCTAAAAACATTTGGAGGTACAGCCAGTGGACCTGAGCCTTTACGCTTTCTTTTTGACAAGACAATAGAGTTATTTACCACTAAGCCTGGAAAGCAATGGACACCAAAAGAAATATTTACGCTAGCTAATCTTGTAGCAAATACAGTCATATCAGGAGGCGTCCGCAGGAGTGCTTGTATAGCTTTAGCTGATTATGAGGACGCTTTTAACCTTAAATATGATGGCTTTTGGGAAACTGAGCCGTGGTTGGCATATTCAAATGTCTCAATTGCAATAGATAATACTACTGAGGTTAATGTAAAAGACCTAGTACACCATTGGAAAGCAAATAACATTGGTGAGCCTGGAATTTTTAATCGAAAATATGCTAAAGATAAGCAATGGGTTAAACTTAGAAGGGATTTATACGATGAACAATTTTTAGGAACTAATCCGTGTGGCGAAATAATCTTGCGACCATTTCAATTCTGTAACTTAACTGAAGTCCATGTAGAACCTGATGACACAAAAGAAACGCTTATTGTAAAAGCAAAGATGGCTACACTACTTGGAATATTACAGTCATTAAATACAGATTATACAGCAGTATTAGACCCACGATGGAAACAAAACGCTGAAACTGAACCTTTGTTGGGAGTATCTTTAACAGGCTTAAGAAATCATCCAATACTTAGTGAACACTCTTTCAATACCGAAAGAATACTAACAGATTTGCGTAGAGAAGTTCGTGAATATGCTAAACAAGTAGCAGAAATATATGGACTTCCTGAAATAAAAGCCATTACAACTGTTAAGCCTAGTGGCACAGCCAGTCAAATTCTAGGCACCACGCCTGGATTACATAACAGTTTTGGGCGTTATGTAATTAGAAGGTTACGAATTAACAAAAATGACCCACTGGTGGACTATCTAAAAAGCTTTGGGTTTGAATTGTTTCAAGATGTGTATAACAATGAAACCTTAGTTGTGGAATTTCCTCTTGAATATCCTAACCATAGGGATAGAGACGTAGTAGAACAAATTGAGTATTATTTAATGATGGAAAGGGTATGGGCAGACCATAATCCGTCCACTACTATCACGGTTAAGGATGATATAGAGTGGAAAATAGTGGAAGATTGGCTAAAGCAATATTCGGACAAAATTGTTGGAATAACGTTCCTACCAGATAATAACTCCTTCCCGCAAGCACCTTATGAAGTAATAGACAAAGAAACCTATGATTCTATGGTAAAGAAACTTCGGAAAGCTTCCAAAAAGAAAGCAGAGTTTCTTATTGATAGCTCAGTCTTAGAAAGTCATAGCAACACTTCAGCAGCATTTGCCTGTTCTGCTGGAGGAGATTGTGAAACAAATGTTTTGTAGTATTTATTAGGATTACAAAAGTTACCTAAGCGTAGGAGCCCCTAGGAGCCTTTGGGTGTTGTCGTATGACAGATTACCTTGGTCGCTATAACAAAATGGATTCTAGGGGCAATAAGAGGGTATAGCATTAAGATTATAATTAAAGGAGGTGACTAAAATATATGGAAGATAGAATAGGAATCCCATTGTCTGCAGAAGACCTAGTGAAATATTTAGACAAGCTATATCCACCTAAATGTCCAAATATTGCAGATAATGATAGAACTATATGGATGTATGCGGGCAAGCGTGAACTTATTGACGCTTGCTTGGAATTATATAATCTAAAGGAGGAGGATAAGAATGGAAGAGTTGAAGGAAACTTCTTTGAAAAGTAAGTTTCAGAAGTTGGCAATGCGTAAGCAAAGTTTAATGAACATTGCTGAAACTTGTTCAGCATTAACACTCCAATATATTTTTCCACCAAATAATAATGATAATCAGCCTTTGTACCAATCGTGGCAATCAGTTGGAGCACGAGGAGTAAACAATTTATCATCAAAACTATTGTTAGCATTGCTTCCTACCACTGGGGGATTTTTCACATATAAGCTGGATGAAGCTTTAAGGGCTTCACTGCCTAGAGATGTTGTAAACTCTGCTGAGGACTATCTAACACTGTTAGAGAAGATGACTATGCAAGAACTGAACCAGCTATCAGTAAGATATACGTTATCAGAAGCATTGAAACATCTTATTATCACAGGAAACGTGGCTCTGTGGTTTAAAGATGACAAGCTAAAGTTGTATAATTTGAGAGACTATGTGGTAGTCCGTGATAAAGCTATGAACCTTACTGAAGTTATCCTTAGGGAAACTGTAGATAAAGACACGCTCCCTAAAGCCCTCAGAGACTTTATAGCTCAACAGAACATAGCTTCAGCAGCTAATATACAAAGTGCAGCTTCAGGCTTAAGCAGTGATATGTATGACATTTTTACCGCTGCTAAGCTTACAGATGGTAAGTGGGAGATGTGGCAAGAAATAGGAGAGCTAGAGGTCCCTAACACAAGGAAGTGGGTAAAGCTATTACCTATCCTTGTGTTGCGTTGGACTAACAACGAATATGGACATGGACTGGTTGAACAGGTACTAGGAGACCTGTTAAACCTTGAGAGCCTTTCTAAGGCGGTCACTAACTCAGCACTAGCTGCTGCTAAGACTATATTTCTTGTGCGTCCTAGCGCTGAGACTAATATAAATTTGATAAAGAATGCTAAGAACGGTGACATCATCATTGGTAACAAGGATGATGTTGGCACCATGGGCGTTAGTTCTTATGCAGACTTAAAGACAGCGCAGGAGCAGATAATGCAACTAGAAAATCGTATTAACCAAATGTTCCTAGTGTTCAATCCACGTAGCGCTGAAAGGGTTACCGCTGAAGAGATTAGAAGGCTTACTGAAGAGTTAGAGGCGTTGTTGGGAGGTGTCTACACTCTATTGGCTGAAGAATTACAAAAGCCATTATTACAGCTTATTAGAGAAAAGATACAAAAAACTCTCCCTCAGCCTCCTGATGAAGATGTAAAACTTGTTCTTACCAGTGGATTTGAAGCACTGGCTAGGACAACTGAATTAAACAAGCTATTAACATTTCTTAGCGCTGTAGGGAACATTCAACCAGCACTGCAATATATAAACTGGTATGAATATCTTACTCAGATTGTTAGCAGTCTAAGTCTAAATGCTCAGGGTTTAATTAAGACTCAGGAAGAATTAATGGCAGAGCAACAACAAATGCTGCAAATGCAAGCAGCACAAAATATTATAGGTGGAGGTGTGTAGTATGGAGGAAAGAAAAATTGGGTTAGAAGAAGGTAAAGAATTGGTGGAAGCTCAAGAGGTTAAAGAAGAAAAGGCAGTAGAAGCTCAGCCTCAAGAAGCAGCAGAAGTTAAACCTGAAGAAGCTAAAGAAGCTCCAGTAAAACCTTTGCTATCCACTGAAGAAGCCCCGCAAGTAAAGGAAGAGAAAGAGAAGACTAAGGTAGCTATAGATGATATACTACCAGAATTGCAATCACTAATTTACAAGGATAATCTTAGCGATGATGACTTAAAACCATTTTTAGACAAAGGGTTTACTAAGACAGAGCTACAGTTGGCTATCAAAGGTCTGCGCTCAGAAGCAGACGCTATCTTAGACAAGCTTTATGATACCGTTGGTGGCAAAGGTACATTTACTAACATGGCTGAGTGGGCAAACAAAACACTGTCTAAGGAAGAAAGGGAGGAGTTTAATGCACTTATGCTTTCTGGAGACCCTAAGGTCATGAAATGGGCTTTATTAGGATTGAAAGCTCAGTATCTTGCTAATACTCAACAAGTTTCAGGAGGATACATTGACGGTAGTGCTAATACCAGGGAAGATATAGTACCCTTTAGCTCTCCTCATGAAATGTTTGAGGCACTAACGGACACTAAGAAGCTACAGAATCCTAAGTATCGTGAGCTGGTGGAAAAGAGAGCACTAATATCTAAGTTTGACTAATGCTGCTTAAGAAAGAAGAAGCCTCCCTTAGGGGAGGCTTTTGTTTATCTTGCCCAGGTAGTTATTGTCATACGCAAACCTGAATTCGAACCAGAAAGAGACCCTATAAAACGTAAACGCAAATCAGAAGCTGAAGTTGGGACTGTTAAAATACCACTACTGTAATTAGCCATTTTGGTTTCAGAGGTAAATAGCCATATACCAATTGCGATGCCACCAACAATATCAATTTCAAACACACAATGAGAACCACCCCCATACGAATAAGCTATTAAGTCATCTGTTAAAGCTAACCATCTTAGAGAGGTATTGCCACCACCTGAATTCAAGGTACCAAATATTCTATAATTTAAATTTACTGGCATGTATTTTTCTAAATAATATGTGCCAGAAGAAAGTGTACCAGTTTCTAAAAAGTATATTTTATTGGCTTCTAAATTGCCACTAGGTGTCCCTGTAACAACATTTAGCTTAGTGGAACTCTTTGGAAAGCCTGCAATAGTAGATGTAGTATTTATAGTAGCATTAGCGCTTCCATCAAAAGAAGCACTTCCCGTAACATCCCCAGTAAGTGCAATAGTCCTTGCTGTAGCAAGCTTAGTAGCTGTAGCAGCATTACCTAAAATATTGCCAGGCAATGCTCCCGAAGAATTCCTTACTGGTATTGTGTTAGCTCCAGTGCTAGTGTTGGGACTGTACCCTGCTAACCTTGCAGAGTTGTCTACTGTAACAGCTATAGTAGCATCGCGACTCCCATCGAAGGGTGTGCTACCGCTAACGTCTCCTGTAAGTCTAATAATTCTGGATGTAGTCAACTTATCAGCTTTAGTTGCTGTAGCTGCATTTCCAGTAATGTCGCCAGGTAGCTTACCATTAGTGTCTCTTACAGCAACAGCATTGGCTGTAGCCGACGTAGACGGGCTGTATCCTCCAACTTTGGCAGAATTGTTTACTGTGGTAGTTATAGTTTTGTTAGCACTGCCATCGAATGTAGTGCTCCCAGTAACATCCCCAGTAAGTGCAATAGTCCTTGCTGTAGCAAGCTTAGTTGCTGTAGTAGCACTAGTTGCCGAAGTTGCTGTTGCAGCATTTCCCAATATATCCCCAGCAAGCTTACCGTTAGCATCCCTTACAGCCACTGTGCTAGCAGTAGCTGTAGTAGCTGGACTGTATCCACCAACTTTAGCCGCATTGTTAACTGTCGCTGCTATTGAAACATTGGATGTTCCATCAAAACTTGAGCTCCCACTAGCATCTCCAGTAAGAGTTATAGTTCTTGCTGTAGCTAACTTAGCAGCTTGAGCAGCATTGTTTACTGTAGCACTTATGGTAGCATTAGCGCTTCCATCAAAAGAAGCACTGCCTGTTACATCACCGCTTAAGGCTAGAGTACGTGCTGTAGCAAGCTTAGTAGCTGTAGTAGCCGTATCAGCACTGGACGCAGAAGTTGCCGTAGCAGCATTGCCTGTTATATCACCAACCAATCGTCCATTAGCATCCCTAACTGGTATTGAGTTAGCTGTAGGCGTTGTAGACGGACTATAGTTGTTCAATTTGGCAGCATTGTTGACTGTGGTAGCTATAGTAGCGTTTGCTGAACCATCAAAGCTTGTACTACCACTTACATCACCGCTAAGGGATATAGTCCGTGGTGTTTTAAGCTTAGCTGCTTGAGACACTGTGGCAGTTATGCTAGCATTAGCACTACCATCAAAGCTTGTACTACCACTTACATCACCGCTAAGGGATATAGTCCGTGGTGTTTTAAGCTTAGCTGCTTGAGACACTGTGGCAGTTATGCTAGCATTAGCACTACCATCAAAGCTAGTACTGCCTGTTGCGTCTCCTGTAAGACTAATAGTCCTTGCGGTAACTAGTTTGGTAGCTGTAGCAGAGTTACCAGTTATATCACCTGCTAGCTTGCCTGTGGAATCACGAACTGGGACTGTATTGGCTGTAGCTGATGTAGACGGACTTTTGCCGTCTAGTTTGGCTGAATTGTTTACTGTGGTGGTTATAAAGACATTGGTGGTCTCATCAAGGGCTGTGCTGCCCGTAACATCGCCTATAAGATGTATAGTTTTATCTGATATAGACAGTTTTGTCGGGTCATTAGTGGGAACATATATAATACGAGCGGCTAACGCTGAAGCTGATGTAAGATAACCACTGGAACAATTTGTATAAAAAAGCCCAGTTCTAGCTGCTGAAATACCTCCACCAAATAAAAAAGCTTTAAAACCTTGTGCTTGAACAGCAGAAAAATAAACATCATGAAGTGGTTTACTTGCAAGACCTTCGTTTTCTGTTGGCAAAAATGTAAAATCGCATATTTCAGACCAACCTATAGCACTAATATAATTATTTCCTGTAGCCAAATCAAAGCCCACGTCAAAATAAGGTTTGGCATCTTTAGCAGCCTCAAAATCATAATAAGATATATATGCTTTAACTTTTGTCCCTGTTGCATATATATTTACTCCGTCTATTAATTCTTCAGTATTTCCCCATAAATTTTCCTGTCCTCTATAAGTTATAGCATTATTCTGGCTTACACCAGATACATTTCCAAATGTTGATGTAGACCCGGTAGATATACGACCATTCACGCCGTTTCCTAGCATTGCTTGTGAATCAAACGAACCATATTCTATAGCAAATAATATTTGTATTGCTGATAAAGAAAAAATATCATTTAATTGCCAACCATTACCTCTATTTTTAACTAATTGTTGTGCGCTAGTGAATCTGAAAAAGTTATTAGCTGTAGAAGTTGGGATAGCATTAGCTATTGAAGACAATTTATCGTTGTTAAAATCTATTCCAGATTCATCATTCAAAAGATATTCACCAGTTGAACTATCATAGGTACAGCCTTCGTAAGCTCCTAAATATATATAATTTACAGGTTTTCTATCGGGAGTCCTAGTATAAAATGCTGGATGTCGTTTAAAGCCCGGTCTAGCTGTATCAGAAATATAGTAACGTATTTTTTGGACAGTTAGCCCATCTTGCCCTGGTATCTTTTTAAATTTCAATGGTACCGTCTTATACCAAAACACAGGTTGTTCCACCATCACCTGAACAGGAGTGCCTACTGGATAAGTTACACCTCCTATAGTAAGTTCTTCCTCAAGCTTACCTGTCTCAGTAAATCCGGGCTCACCATAGTAAGCAAGACGGACGCCATCATCGGTTAAAATACAGCGCTTACGCCCACCATACATATTATATTGGTCAAAGTCTGCGCCACCATTCTTACCTACAGCAGCTCCCAGTCTTCTTACTGTTCCACTAGGTACATCCCACTCTAACCCTAATATACCAGAACCTTCATAACCTGCAAAACCTATAACGTCATCTACATCCTCCGAAAGCTCTATTAGCTCTTCATATGTAGCTTCAGCATGACCCAAAACATTACCTGGAAGCTTACCATTAGCATCCCTTACAGCTACATTATTGGGTATAGCACTTTGGCTAGCGTGAAAGCCATCAACTTTGTCTGCGCTATCAATTTGTCCAACAATAGTGCCACCAACTATGTTACCATCTGAATCCCTTACAACAACTGTGTTTGGTTCATTAATTGTAGAAGGAAGTAAGCCTGCTAACTTGCTAGCGTTAGTTGCAGTAGCAGCATTTCCAGTAATATCGCCCGCTAGTTTACCACTAGCGTCCCTCACAGCAATGCTATTAGCTGTAGCGCTTTGGCTAGCATGGAATCCATCGACAGTATCAGCATTTCCAGTGATATCTCCAGCTAATTTACCATTGGTATCTCTAACTGCCACTGTACTAGGTGTAGCTGATGTAGACGGGCTATAATTGTTTAATTTAGTCGCATTATTAGCTTGCGAAACACTAGCATTGGCTATATCTGTTATTGTTGATATTGTATGATAATGACTGTCACCAGTTACATTTGTTACTATGGTTGTGTTAGTAGAACCATCAAAGTTTGTGCTACCTGTGACACCTCCGCTAAGTGTAATTGTTCTTGCTGTAGTCAACTTATCTGCACTGGTTGCTAAAGTAGCAGTAGCTGCATTTCCAGTGATATCTCCAGCCAATTTACCGTTAGCGTCTCTAATAGCAACAGCATTGGCTGTAGCAGTTGTTGAAGGGCTATATCCACCAACTTTGGCTGAATCATTGACTGTTGCTAATATAGTAACATTAGCGCTTCCATCAAAATTGGCACTACCTGAAGCGTTGCCACCGAGTGATATAGTTCTTGCCGTTGCTAATTTTGTAGCATCAGCAGCTAAAGTAGCAGTGGCTGCGTTTCCCAATATATCCCCAGCCAATTTACCGTTTTCATCTCTAACAGCAACAGCATTAGCTGTAGCTGTTGTAGCTGGACTGTAACCTCCTACTTTAGCTGAATCATTGACTGTAGAGCTTATTGTAACATTTGTAGAACCATCAAAGCTAGTGCTGCCGCTTACGTCACCACTTAAGGTTATCGTTCTAGGTGTTTTAAGCTTAGCCGCTTGAGACACTGTAGTAGATATAGTCTTATCTGCAGTGCCATCAAAAGTGACACTGCCACTAGCATCTCCACTGAGTGCTATAGTTCTTGCTGTAGCCAATTTTGTAGCTGTAGCAGCATTTCCAGTTATATTCCCTGGTAAAGCCCCATTAGCATCTCTTACAGGAACTGTACTAGCTTCAACAGTTTCTGAAGGACTATATCCTCCTACTTTGGCTGAATCATTGACTGTAGCTGATATAGTGACATTAGCTGAACCATCAAAAGTTGTGCTACCTGAAGCATCACCACTGAGTGCTATAATTCTAGCTGTAGTAAGTTTAGCAGCTTGAGCAGCATTATTAACAGTAGTTGCTATTGTAGCATTTGCCGAACCATCAAAAGAAGCACTACCAGTGGCGTCACCACTGAGTGATAATGTTCGTGACGTCTTAAGTTTAGTAGATGTTTCAGAGTTGCCTAAGATGTCTCCAACCAATTTGCCATCAGCATTTCTAACTGCTACATTATTAGCATCGGCGTTTTGACTAGCATGAAAACCATCTAAAGTATCAGCGTTGATACCTCTTAGATTATTCCAGGCAGTAAGACCATCTCCAACTTTGATTGTTTTTGTAGTGATATCAATTGCTATTTCACCTTCTTGTAATAGTGGCAGGTCTACTCCATTTAATTTTGCAACATTAGCTGTAGTTCCACGTTTAAACTTTATTACGTTTGCCATATTATTTACCTCCTTTATTCTTCTGTGTTTCTTTCTTAAAACTTTCTTCCAATTCCTGTTGCCATCGAGCCATCTTTTCTTTATCTTCTTCATCCATCGTTGCTAAGTAAATATCTTTAGTTAACTGCTCCATCTTTTCTTCAGCCTTAGGTGGAACCTTAGAGTCTCCAACATAGTAAAAGTATATTCCATTGCCCTTCTTAACTATGTGAAGACCCTTAGATAATCCAGTGGCAACTAGTGGTTTTTTAGTTCATCCTTTAAAACTTCCAAACTTGCTTCAATAACTTTTATGTTTTCACTCATCTTATCAGAGTCAGGGTGGGCTTTGATTATGTATATTCCAGTCTCTATAGCTTTGACTCCTAAAGCATTTTCTATGTTATTACTTTTGCTAGGCAGTTTTTTATCCAACAGCTTCAATAACCACCCTACTAACCATTCAGGCTTTAAATATCCTATCAATATCATGCCACCTATACTAAGTATCGCAGTTAAAATTTCTCCCATATTACTCTACCTCCTTAGATTTTTTAAGCCCATAAAGGGCTCTCATGTGCCATACAATCAATTTTACCCTTCCAACCTATATAATCTATCAGAACGCTATGTCTGAATCAACGTAGGACCTACTACGCTTAGGTAACCTATGGAATGCTGATTAATCCTTAATATGTCTCATGGAATCCATTGTTTCTATAGCAAGGTCACCACAATCTATAACAGCATCCGCACTTCTTGTATTTAAACGTCTACTATCATTCCATGAAATCCCATCACCCCCTACAATTATTTGTGTTCTGTTAGCCTCTCTATCTTGAAACACTCTTTCAAAGTTAGTAATAGCAAATTCTGCTTTAATAAGATTTGGATTTTCATTAGTCCAATTTTCTAATGTATCTGTTCTCATCCTGATTTTAGTTGCCATCAGACAACACCTCCATCAATAATGCAATCACTTACAATGCCTACCTCAGGATAATCAAGTTCTAACCATGTGTGCACACCATCTCCAACTTTAAGGGTCCAATCCGTTATACTGGATGTTATAGGGTCAATAACATATTCTAGCCCTATTTCTCCTAAAGCTAAGATGGGATTATATTGTTCCCACTCCTCTTTTGTGCCTCTCCTAAGCTTAATACGCACTGCCATAACAACACCTCCTTTTTAGTCTATTAAATAGTCTTCTGAAGAAGCTTCACCACCATCAAGCACATAAGTGTAATACTCTTCATCAGTAAATGCATCACCGCAGTAAGCTAAGTCTGAAAAATAGTTGGTCCCTGCATAACCTCCTAATAGATACCAAAGACTCTCAAATTGGTCAAATAAAGGACGCTGGGATGTAACCGTCAACGGCGACTCAGGGTCATAGAAGTTTGGCGTGGGCTCATAGTAAAATGCAACCCAAGCATACTCAGTTACTGGGACATACAAAACGTCTGAAAGGTGGTCTAGGTCAACTTCTATATCAGGTCTATATGTATTCTTTAATACCTCACCTATTGCTTCTACATCAGCTTTAACCTTTAAAAAGTTCAACTCAAGACTATTTGGGAGATTATAATAAAGATTGTCTCTGTTCAATAATTTTATCAACGCTTGCTTAACTATTTCTTCTACTGTCAGTGTTCCATCACCGTGAACTTCATAATACATATCAAGGACAAATATTCTTGCTGTAGCTTCAAAAATTAAATATCGTAGCCATTTAAAGTAATCCCGCCTATATACCCTCTCATCTGAAAAATATCGTATACTAGTTCCTGGCTCTGGCTCATACATCACTGGATGTATAAACCAGCAATCATCTGGAAGTTCACCAATGGCATCTAAAATATATCTTTTAGTAGGGTCTAGAAAAGGTTTCAAATCTCTATATTTGTATATAGCCACCTCTGGTGCAGCCATTATTACACCTCCTTCATTAGAAGTTTAAAAACAGCGTTCGTTCATCTTTTGGTGCATATGTATTCTTCTTATTAAACACTGAAACAGATTCGCTTCTACGTTTTAAAAGCTCCATTAGTTGCTGTTCTTTATATTCCTCTAAAACTTTTTCAGTATCTAAGCCTAACGCTTGCTGCCATGCCTTTACACCAATAGCTAAAACATCGACTTTATCATCGTGTTTAAGTGCATCTTTCATATCACATAGGTTTGTCATCTGATACAATAAAGAGTACACATATAAATCATTTCTAAGATATAAATTGTACTCCCTATTAATAACTTCGGTATCTATAACCAGCCTATGTTGTGACAATACTGGCTCTAGTGTATCTATAATTCGCTTCTCTTTCTGGGTAAACTGTTTAACCTCTTCTACAACACACTGATGAAATCTTAGCAGTATTGGCTGAAATAGCTTTGTAAACATACCATCCCCAAAATTAGCTTCAATATATATTCTAGTAACATTATATTCCTTAGCTTTCTGTGCTAGTATAGTTAGTGTGTTTTCATCATAGCCACCTTCTAGACCACCCAGGTCAAGAATGTAAAGGTTTCCGTTAAGCTGCCCTATAACAACATACGCTGTCTGGTCTACACCCTTTCCTGCAGGGTCTATAGCCATATAAATGCCATCATATTTAAGCCATTCTTCATCTACTCTAGAAGGCATATATAAACCATCATCTCCTGCAATACCTAAATTAGTGTATGCACTTAGCTTATGCTCATCTTTTAGTGAATGTTTTATACTTACTGGAGCCTTAATTTTGTCTGTATCCATTACTATAAAATTCTTCAGCTGCAATGGATATTTTCTCTCATCTGTTTCAAAAGTATCCAACATGTATTGCATTAAAAAGTTGGCACGCCCACCAGTGTATTCACGCATTGTCAATTCCTCTTCAGTGTACCTGTCTGTTGGTTGTCCTTCTAACTCGGGATTTTCCATCAACTCCTGAAGTATAAATGGAGATAATTTCCCATGATAGTGGTGTAAATCTTCTATTTTAGGGTACCTTGCTGGTACTATAAAGGCATCATAACCCCTAGAAAGCAATTTGTTTGGTCCATATATACTATCCATACTATGTGGTGTTCCAAGGTATGTTATGTATCCTTCTGGCATAACTATGTTTTCTATTTCAGATAGTGTTGTATATAGCTTATTTCTCATTGTTTCGGTTTCAACTGTGTTAATAGTTTCTACGTCATCTAAGACTATTTCAGTAGCTCTAGCACCTGTTATCTGTGAAAAGATACCACTAGCTTTCACACTGGGCGCATGGGAAGGCAAAGCACCGTTTATGTCAAAGCTAGTTGAAGACCATCTCATATACGCTGGAGGGACCATAAAGCGTAGCTCTGGTATAGTTATAATCAACTTTTGGGTAAAGTTAGTAAAATTCTGCGCCCTATCTCTGGAAGCACTAAGCACTAGAATCTTTTCATTAGGATTCTTAAATAGCTTCCATAAAACATATGCTGAAGTTATCCAAGACTTTCCAAAACCTCTATAAGCTTCTATTATCCTACGTTTGCTCTCAGAGTGTTGAAGGTAATCTGCTACTTCATACTGTCTTTTAGTTGGTGCTGGAAGGTTTAAGTAATGCCATATTAGGTATAGAAAGTTTTTGAAGTTTTTTTGTAGCGCTGTATAATAGGCTGTTTTATTCATAGGCATCACTCATCCTCTATAAAAGGTAATTCAATATATTCTAAACTATCTTCAGATGTTTTATCATTTATTATAGTCCCTGTTTCTTTTAAAAGCCTTATTATGTTTGTAATATCAGTAGCAATCAATTCCTTATTTTGCACCTTTTCCAATAAATATTCCACAGTGTCATAATATAAGTCATCTAAATTCTTTTTTAGTTTTTCATCTTTAGATAACCTAGGCATTACTACCACGCTCCCTGTGCTTCAGTGTATCTAGCTCCACTTCAACCCTTATTAGACGTTGTGTTATTTCGTCTAGCGCCTTGTCTTGTTTATCCAAAAGATTTGATAGTTTTTCTACGGTTTTATCAAGCTTCTCAATACTATTTGTTAGCATTTTGTTTCGCAGCTCAGAGAATATAATAATAACAATAAACATAAAAGGTACCAACCATAGAAAAACATTTGGAGGTATTGCCATTATTAAATCTGCCATATTATTTTCCCTCCTCTTTTATCCAGGGTGGCTTTATTACTGGTTGCTGTTTACGTTCAAATTTTTGAAGTATTTCCTGCTGATAAGTCCCCTGGCTAGCAAGTACACTTCTAGCAAAATTACGTGCTTCTTCATGAAATCGCTTAACAGCACTATCTAAGACTTGAATTTTAGTTTTATCAGGTAGTTTCTCATATGATTTTTGAGAAATAATATTGTTTAATTTATCTTCCATATGTAAACCCACATCCAAATATTTTAACATCATATAATACAATTCAGGGTCTAAATTAATTCCATCAACTGTGTTATTCATTCTTGGTATCTTATATCCTAGTTTTGCCATTTCTTTTCTTATTGGAGATTCACTTTCTGTAGATGCCCTAAGCCCCATTACGTAATCATATTGTATGATTGGTTTCCCATAACTATCTAACTGAGGCATATTTTTCATCACTTTTCCATTAACATCAACATAATATTTTTGAAATGTTTGCTGAAAATATTTATTAAGACCATAGAACGGTTTAAAAGACTGTGCAAAGTTTTTAATATAATTTTCGGGATTAACCCCTACTAAAGCATTGAAAAAATCCGCCAAACTTTCAAAATACGTTTTATTCATAAGGTTGTTAGCATTAATCCAAAGAAATTGTTGCACGTAATCAGTAAATTCTTCATACTTTTCAGGGTCTTGTGTTTCTTCTAAAGCTCTAGCAAGATTGGCTGCAGTAGTAAACACAAAAGCAGGGTATGGGTCTAATGTATTAATGTTCACCCATTTATCTTTTATTTTGATTGAATTTTCCTGAATACCAGCTTCAGACATCATTCTTTGCTCATATTCATCACGTGATGTTGGTGTTAATCTACCCTCTAAATACAACATAACTGCTCCTAACCATGTAAGTCCTGATGTTGCTAAAGCCCCTATTGCTCTTTGTTGGTCTAACTTATTGCTACTATTAAAAGCTTTCTGCCATAAACTGGGTCTAACCCCCATAACTTCTGTACCCTTTTCAATGATAGCAGCAGGTGTATGGAAGAAAGGTTGAATAAGTTTTAAAAGTTTTATATTGTTTAAACCTTGTTCTATTGTTCTGTTTATATTAAACTCTAATTCACTTTTCCAAGTCATTTTTGTGGCTTTTTCTATCCCTATTGAATCCAAATACTTTATTAAATTATAATTTGTATCGCTGGCTAAAGCATTAGGATTAGTTTTCTCTTTAATAACATAATCAATAATTTCTGGTTTGAATTCCTGTTGAATTAATGCATTTTTTGTCCATTCTAAACTCTCTTCTAAAGACAGCCCTTTTTGTGTCTGAGCATAATATTGTACTTTATCAAATACATTTTTAACACCACGATATTCAACAGCTGCATTAGTTAAAGCTTTGGTATCTAATTCCATATCTGGATTCATTCTTGATAACTGTGATAATGTAAATCTCACTTCCCCTGTATATGCACCATAGGCAAATGGTCTATCTGTAAATTCTAGCATACCATAACTAAAAGTACGCATATGACCTAAAGTATAATCTGATACATCAGCTAAAAATCCTAAAAATGTGCTTTTCTCAGCAGCATCACCAAATAGTTTATGCATTGGTGCTTGTGTTTCTACTTGCTCTAGTTTAGCTTTAGTTCCTTCAATCTGTGTCATTTCTAGATATTTGTTGAACTCTTGAGGCTTAAACATCATTAGTCCTAAAACATCTAAGGAGCTAGGATTTTCTTTAGCATGCATAATGCCATACATATCTTTCACACCAACTACTGGTCGTGCTAATCCATTAGTCATTCCTTCTAATATTCCTAAAAGTTTGTTATTAACATCTTTAAAAGCTATAGCATCACTACCTGAAATTTTTCCTGTAAATGCTGCCATATAATCAACCATAATATCATATAGTTGATTGGCAGCCTGTGATACCACATTACGTTTGTGAGTATTAAAATTAGTCAAAATATTCATGGTTTTATAATCAACAAGAAAGTCAATCAAACGTTTACTAAATGGTGACTTAATCAACGCTTGATTAACATCAGCAATGCTTTCTGCATTGGCAATTTTAGCTACCAAAACTTCAAAATCATCTGTTGATATGTTTGCTTTCTTTACTCCCTCATATAACCACTGTGCATCTTGTGACCTAAATAAATCAGCATCAGTAAGGTTACTGAAGTCTACTAACTTTCCATCAACTTCAGCTCCCATTAATGATAACGTCTGTGCTACTTTAGTAGATATATTTTTCACATCAGAAACCAATGAATGTTGGATTGTCAACAATTCTGTTAGCTTAATTTTGTCTGCTTCGGGAACTTCTATTCCTTGTGAAAGCTTATTATTTAAGTCTATTGCATACTTTTGGATAATTGTTCCTAAATTAACTACAGTATCTCTATATTTTAGTACTTCAGTTGGTGCGGTTTCTAAAGCTTTAGATAGTGCTTTAGCATTGTCTAAAACTATTCCTAATTCATCTGCCAAAGCTTCAGGAGTCATAGTTTTTAACGGTTCAGCTTCAGCACCAACTATCTTTTTAGCTTCTTCAAATGTTATCTTTGGTTTTCCTTGTGCTTCTTCAATAGCTTCAGCCATGTCATAAACTTCTTTTATAACTTCAGGTTCAGTATTTAATCTTAGTGTATTTATTGGTCCTCCTTCTTCTGGAGTTACTAATGGTACACCTTCAGGAGTTTCAGGTAATTTTTCAGCTACTTTAGAAATAGCCTCAGCTTCTTTAGGTGTGACTTCAACTTTCTTAGAAATTATGGACTCAACCATTTCTGCTTTTAACTTATCAACATTTTTTGTTAAATCTTCTTTAAAATTATATTCGAAACTATCCACAATAGCTTTTGCATCCAAGTCATAAACTTTTGCTAGAGCATCAACATTATTTAATGCTACAAAAGGGTCCATTTCTCCTGCACTTAATTGTTGTTTTATTGTTTGTAACTCTTTAATATACACATCATCAACCGATAACTTAGGACCTCCAGTAAGTGCACCACTAAGTAAAACATCAACTACACCCATAGCAACAGCTTGAACACTGATAACTTCTTTTGCAAAGTCATCTATTTCTCCATGTATCGCTAATCCTGCTGTAGCCCCACCAACAACATCTGCAGCATATGCTAGTATTTCTTTAGTTACTGGACTAAGTGACGTCTTTCTCAAAATTATATTAGTAAGCTCACGTGAAAAATCACCACCGCCATATTCAGCAACACTTATTGCTGTGTAATACCAATCTATATCAGGATTTAACATCTTACTAAAACCTGTTTTTACAGCACCTGCTGCAGCACCTCTTATCCCTTCATAGACTAACGAAGGCATTGAACGCAAAGCTTTATTAACCCATGATATGCCACTAATACTTCTTGTTAAAGCATCAACAGCTGTATATCCTGCCATTGTCAATATTATATCTCTACTTAAACTACCAGCATAAGAAGCAACCATTTGGGCTGTAGGGGAAAGTGTTGTATCTAAAGTCGGTGTTCTATAAAGGATTGAATCTGACATAATGGTTATAAAATCTGAAATCTGCCATAAAGTCTTTTCTAGCTGTGTTTGTTCTGGTTGCATCATAGGATATACAACACCCATTGCAGTACTTAGTTGCTTCTGCTCTTTCTTAGATAGTTGTTTATCTTCTTCAGTTTTTAAAACTGGTGCATTTATTTGTTCTTCTGGTTGGTTTTGTGCTAAAGTTATAGGCATATATTATTCACCCCCATACATTTTTTGCTCCAATAACTGTGTACGTTTGGTGGCTTTTCGTTTTTCCTGTTTCTTTACTCCAAGCGGTTTAACAGTACCAATTTTCAAACGCCATATTTCAGGTTCATATTGTTCATAATCTGGAGTACGTCTAGTGGGAACTTCTATTACTGTTTGTTCTTTCTGAGGTGGCTCTTCTACTGCAGAAAGTAATAAAAAATCTACAGCTTCTGAAGGTAATTTTGGTTGCTGTGATATTATAGTTTCTAAATCTTCTTTATATACTTCCTTTACAACATCTTTAAAAAGTATAGGTTTTGCTTTTAAATCTATGCTTAAAGGTTTAGAAAATATGTCTTTACTAGTCGGCATCTTTGGAGACTCTGGAATTGTTTCTTCTACTTTAGCAGCTTCCATACTTACTTCAGGTTGTTGAATTTTGCTTAAATTTTCATAAAATTCTTTAAGAGTATCTTTTGAAGATGTTAATTGTACATTAGTTGGTGCTTGAAAAGGATGATGAATTGTTTCGGCAGCTTCTGGTGTAATTGTTTCTGGTTCAACTGGTATTTCAGCTAATTTTAATTTTTCTGATTTTGCAATATATTCTTGAGTTTTTGTTTGTGTAACCTCAGCTTCTTTCGTAGTAATTAGTTCTTTTTCAGTAACATTAGGCCTTACTTTAGTATTATAATCATTCAGTGTTTCTAAATTATCTGCTGTGGTAATTTTGAACATATCAGAATATTTTGGCACTGTTTCATTAATATTTTTTATAACAGTAGCAACATCACCTTTGAGACTAGGGTCTGATAAAACAATATCTTTCTGAAATTTTTTTCCAACATCTGAACCATATAAATTTCCAGCACCATTACGATAAGTCGCAATCATTAAATTTAATATTGCATCATAGTCAGATTTTTCTGGCTCCTTTAGTGCTTTATTGGCATGTTCATAAATTCCAGTTATAACATCTCTATTATCTTTCATTCCAGCAGAATGTAAAGCATTTAAAGCTGAATATCTTAAAACATAAATTGCAGCTTTTACTTCATTTTCGGTGTTTCCATTAATTTCATCAATGGTTTTGGTTAAAATATCAGGTAATTTTTCATCTTCAAATAAATATTTGTGTAAGGAAAAATAACTTTTCGCTGATTCCCATGTACTTTTATAAATTTGAAATGCATTTCCAATTTTCCCTTTATCTAATCCCAGTGTTGATTCAGTAGCTGATAAATTTAACAGTAACAATGGGTCAACATCTTCTTCATCAGCTATTTTTAAAACATTTAGTATAAATTGTTCTTGCTTTTGGCGCTCTTCTGTACCAGGTTTAGCTAACTTTGACACATCAGGATTAATTTCTTTGAAATGTTGGTCTATTAAGTCTAAATATGTTGGTAATAATTCTGAATATATTTCTTCATTTAAAGTAGCAATTTGCTCTGGGGATAATTGCATATTTATACCTCCTTTACTTTTGTTGCGGAACATACGGAGACTTCATCAAATCTGCGCCATAAGTTTTTATAACTTCAGTTATAATTTTTCGTGCTTCTGCATCTGTAAAGCCTTTTTGTGTAACTAAATAAATCTGAAGTTTTGCAGGGTCTGCTCCAGCTTTCAATTTTTCTACAATGAAGTTTCTAGTCTCATCATAAGCTATACTTTTGGCATCAATAGTTGTTAAACCAGCTGTTTCTAATTCTCTAATCACATCAGGCAATGTATAATTGGTTATGTTAGAATATAACTCATCATTAGGTGAAATATAAGCATTTGTTGTAATTTCTTCTTCCTTACCAAAAAGCTTATTAAAAGCCTTTTTCCAAAATGGTTCAGTGCTCTTCTTATCTTCTTCAAAACTCTTTAACATCTCTTCATATGTTGCACCCATACTCATTGTCTTTTGTCCAAGTTCACCTGAAGACGTATATTGTTGTGCGTATTCCTCTAATGGTGTCAATACTTGGTCTCTGAATAATATGTGAATATCAGGGCTGGTTAAATCATTTATTTCATAAAATTGTGTTGCAAGTTCATTCGCTTTCTCATATAAAATAGCTTCAAGTTCACTATTCCATATTGTGGCATAAATTGACCCAGCATACATTTGTATTGTTTTTTCAATCATCTTATCAAAATTTCTAGTTTTAAACGTTTTTACATCATCTATCATAGAATAAACAGTCCCTAATAACTTGTCAGCATCAGTAGCTTCAAGTTCATTGGAAGCATACATTTCTATAATTTCTTCAGGTTTAATGAATTCATTCTTAGCTAATCTGTTTTTTAAGTTTAAATAGTTTTCCTTTCGTTGCATTGCTTTCATTGCTTCTTCTTCCATAAGTTTTTGTTTCTCATAATCTTCTAATGTCTTAGCTTCCGCTTCTCTTTGTGAAAGCATTATACCAGTAATTTTATCAATTTCAGCAGGACTAAAGTTTTGGGTATTTAAAGCTTGTATCCATTCATTCTCTGTTATTCCATATACTTCATAAGCTGCAATAGTTTTTGCATTTAACCATTGTTGAACTTGTTTATTTTCCAATTCTTTTGCATCATTTAATTTCTTCATATAATTTTGGTAATCCTTCAAAGATAAATTATTACTAAGCAACTCTTGTGTAACCATTTCTTCCGTTAATTTGCCTTTATAGAACGCATTGTCTAATTCAGCCAATGTTCTTTCATTACTTACTTGAGAATATGTGTGTTCGTTATACAATATTTCATTAGCCATATTTATTATATTAGCAAATCTACTATCACTTAATTTATATAAATATTCATTGTTAAGTACTTCCTCTCTAAAATACTTTTCAAATCTTACTTTGCTAGTTGGGTCAAATTTTGAAGCATTTAAAAAATCAGAAATATCATAATACCATTGTTTGTACAATAAATCAACAGTTTCGTTGTCCATTGCTTCTTGTGCTTTGGATTGCTGTTCAATCTTTGATTGTTTAACTTTCATTGCTTCAGTTCTATATTGATTAATTGTGTTTGAAAATACTGTTTGATTAAGTTTAATACCATTCTCATCTGGAATATCTGTAAAATCCAACAATTCAGGCATACCATATGCTACTGCAAGTTCACCAATACGGTTAATATATATTTGAGATACATCAAGTCTGGTTAAATTCATTGCTTTTGCTTCTTTTTGTACTTCTGATAAACCAAATCTTAAGAATTCATTAAATTCATTAGTAATCTCTAATGTATCAAAAGCAAAACTACTATCAAATAAGTTTATATTTGGAACATTTAAAAACTTTTGTAAACCAGCCTGAATATAAGCATCAGCTTTATTTTGAACACCAGCCACTGATGTTGCAACTATATCATCATTTATTTGTTGCACCTTTTGTTGTGTCCAATCATTTATTAGTGATTGTTGAATATCCAATGCGTGTGGAAGAAATGTTTCTAAATAATAATCATTGGAAGGTCTAGCTAGCAGCCATTCATTCAAAAATTCATTTAATCCCTTTTGTACTTCTTCAGGACTTTCCCATTGCATCTTATTTTGCTGATAATATTCTTGCATAGAACTATTGAAGATTGAATAATCCAACTCTGCAGTGTATTGATAATATCCTTGCATCATTGATTTTGAAGCTTTCTCATCCAGCTGTCCTCCAGAAGCAGCTGTCATCCATCCTTCTATTTGTTGCACACGCTTATTCTCTTCTTGTATTTTATTCAATAATGGTGTAATTGTAGCTGTTGTTTTTACCAAAGAAGACCATATCTCAGCCTTCTGTGCAATCTCACTGGATGTTTGCTGCACACCATAAACACCACTAGCATCTACAGGCATACTTAACGGTTGGGCAAATACCTTCATGCTAGGTGTCGTGGCTTTATAAAAACTTTCTTCTTTAGGAAGTTCTGGCGTTTCTAAACGTTCTGTTGTAGTCAATGCTGCCATATATTTATCCTCCTTTCAACAATAATGGAGACAGCAAGTCTCCAAGTTTACTCCAGTCTAATGAAGCAATATTTGCTACCAATCCTAGTGTGGCTTCTAAAGCATCTAATCCTGGCTTACGCTTTTGTGACTCATACTGTGAATATTGGTACATTGTTTCCCTTTGCATCAGTTGTTGCTGATATTGTGTCTGAGCAAGATAGTTAGCTAAATTAGACTGAATAATACCCACGTCTTGAGCTACCGCTTGCTGAAGATTACCTTGAACAGCTGATAAAGTGCCTCCACCAGCACCTAATCCCATAGCTAACTGTCTAGCTATAGTTGCTTGCTGAGTTTGATAACCTTGCATTTTCCGTTGGACAATATCTTGATTAGCACTGGCTAACATTTGTTTTCTTTGTTCAGATAACATTCCTATTTGTATCTTTAGATTATCCCATAGTTCCTGCTGCATCCTAGCCAATTCTTCATTATATCGTTTGCTTGCTCTATACGTAGCAAAAGGATTAGCCATATCAATTATACCTCCCTTCAAACTTATTAGTATTTACCATATTTGCGATTCCATACACGAAACTCAGCGCCAAATCCCATCAAATTCAAAGGATTGGCTAATAAATTAACTTCATTTTCAAAATTAGGATTACCTTCAATTACTGAAGCTGCTTCTATAATTATTTCAGCTCCTCTAGCATATTTTCTAATAGGTATTGAAGCATATATAACATTATTAATCGTTCCAAGTACTTCGGAAATAACACCATCCTGTCCATAATAGACATATCCAGTGAATTCTTTATCAAAGATTAGGTGGACAAAGTCCAACCTTGCCCTCAAATATGGTGGAATATCTTTAGTAAAAATTGGCAATGATATTTTAGCTTTAATATCTTTTAAAGTTTTTTCACCAGTATATGAAGTGTAAATTTCATCATATAAAGCATTTGCAACATCTTGCTCAAGTGGGATTTTATAAAATAGAAGAACATATTGTGCATCACTAGGACCTTGAAGACCAGTTGGCTCTGCCTTTATTGTCAAAACATCACCAACAGAATTAATATGCCACAATCCTAAATCAGTTGGAAATTTCCACCGTGTCCAACCCTCTTGAATTACCTCAAGGTTGTTTGTAAATCTATGAAATACCATTGCTGAAGTAAAGTTGTTATTAGGCTCAGAATAAGTTAAAATTACTTTGTCATTAATAGCCACAATTTGATTTACTTTTGTTGGCATAAGGTCACTAATCATCCAACTTTTATTTTCAGCTTTGTTTGTATATGTATTTGGCTGAACAAAGAACGAATACAACATGTGTCTTTCAAAAGCCTGAGACACTGTTGTTTTATTACCAAAGAAAATTTCATTCCCTAATGTTTCTGGTGTTGTATCTGAAATTTGATAGTCTGTTAAATTTTGAATAAGCATTGTAAAAGGCGAGATATAACCTTCAAAATGTAATAAAAATTGCTGTTGCGTACCAAATATATAAAATTCTTTATTTAGGAAAATTAAGTGTTTTAAAGTACCTTTTGTTACACTAAATTTTGCATCAATAAAACTTGTGTCAACCAACGTTTGACCCGAACTCAAGAAAAATTTGTCACGTGTTCCAACTTCTGATATACTTATAGCCTCATCACTAAGAATAAATAATCGGTCTTGAATAATTTTTATATCTTGTATGTGTTTATTTGCAAATGATGGTAATGAAGCAGTTGCTGTATTTTTATAATTAACTGCTCCAGTTTTAAACAAAGGTGGTCTATCTAACTTTAAATTATCTATGTCAATATAACAAGGCAAAGAAGCTTCTTGAAATTCTAAGACAGCATTAGAAAATTTAGTACTTGCTATATCATCCAATATAAGGTTTATTTCTTTCTCAGGTTGTTGAAAAGTTATTATAAATGAATAAGTATTTGGCATATTAATTGTTAAAACACCTGAAGATTTTGAAATTGTAATTGATAAGTTTTGAAATATTGAATTGTATTTATCATAAAACATATCAATCAGTTGTGTGTCTGAATATAATGAATAACCGTAATTATCTAAATATTCATCGGAAGAATACAATATTTCATTGGCTATTTTAATTGTAATATTTACTTTTGGAGCAGCATGATATAAAGTTGAATCTGGGGCACTAATATAATTAATTATAACTTCATTTTTGATTACATTGTTTGTAGCTAAATAATCTTGATTGTTAATATGATGCCACTTTTCATCTTTAAGTATAAATGTTGATAAATTTTCTACTAATAAATGTCCACTATACCATACAGACCATCCATACCATCTGCTATCTGAACCTCCAAAAAAATCTCTATCATCATAATAAAAATCTGTAACATAAAAACTACTTGTTAATTCAAAAGTTGTTTCATATAAATTGTTTCCAAGTTTAACGTTTGCCTTTTTAACACTACCTATTGAAACACTTTTCCCACCTCTGTTTATCTTTATATCTCCACCCTTTCCTGGAGTTATAGTTAATGTTGTATATACATTTGGGTCACCAACAAATTTACCTTTTAACTTACATATATCCCAGTAAGTGCCACCAATTCCTGATGTATCAAATTCATCACCATGTTTAAACTTGAATAAATATGTCGTAGAAGGTTGTATTATCCCACTTACTATCCAAGGATTATCGGGTGTTTGTTTTTCTAATATTATAAACTGTGTAACTCCTGAACCACCAGTAATTTCAATATTATCACCATTAATGCTAACTGTATATCCAGGATAGCTGGATAGTATTTGATTAATTTCATTTTTCATTGCAGTCATTAACTCTGATTTTGCATTAGTAGGTGTTAATGTATAATTGCTTCTTATTAATACATATTCATCGCCAACTTTTAAATAAATCATTGGTAAATCCCCACTCATATTTTTTCCAAAATTAATCTTATGTTTAAAAGATATAACTTCGGATTCACTGAGTCGTAATGTTGAAGTTACAGTTTGTGTTGTATTGGCAATCCAAATTTTTCCAGATTCAAAAGTTAATTTAATCTTATTAGCATCATTTAAAATTGCGTTTGTTGTAGTATCAATAAAGTAAGAATAATAATTTTTGTTTACATTTTTATTTATAGATAACTTAAATTTTATTGACTTTTTGTTAATGTCTATTAAGGCAATATACAAAATTGATGGTTGTGCAACATTTGTATTAGCACCAAGGATAAATAAATAATCATCCTTGTTGGCACTCAATGATTTCACCAAACGAATGTTTTTTATATCACTGTCTAATCTAAATATTCCATCAGTAAATATACCTGGTCTTGTTTGAATTCCTAATGTTGGATGTAATATAACATTTTCAGCATCAGTAAGTACACCTGGCTCTAATAGTTCTGGCTCACCACTTATTAATCCTTTGTTGGGAATAATCATATCAGTCTTCAATACGCTCATCTATATCTCCTCCCCCAATATTGGAGTGTGTCATTTTCTAATATATTCGCATTTTCAATATCTACAGCATATAGTGTCTTTAGTTTCTGAAACAACAATAATTCATCCGCAGTTGGTCTTGCCCAAGCTAGTGGTGAATTGATTTGACTATTAATAGTGTTATAATAGTTGTACATTCTTGACGCCTTCATATCAATGTACAACTTAAATAACTCAGGCAGTTCATCGTATGCAACTTTATGTACAACTTGAACTACAGTTTCTTCTGGAATCTCAGCATATGTTTTATGGTCTATAATCTTGTTATCTTTATCTACATATACTTTTAATTGCGGATACAATGCAGTGGCCTTTAATAATACTAAATTTGCTGCTTTAATTTCTCTATACGGCTGTTCTTTAATATTAAAACTCCAGCCTTCTAATAATACCTCTGTCAATATATCTTTTTTTAGTTGTTCTAACGACTTACCACCACGAGTAACCCTATTGTGCATCTCTAACATCTTAGAATACAACTCTTGTTCTTCAGGTGAAGGATTCAATATTAGTTCCATTTGATTGTTCTGATACGCCCTATATAATCGCTTAGCTCTGGCTACAGCATACTGTTCAACTATTTCAGGCAATGTATCTGGTATTCTAGTTATTAAATTGCCATCAGCATCGGTTGATGTGTTATACCACCAACCAGCCTCATTTAACAATTGTTGTCTAATTGCTGTTAATACATCATCATAGGTTGTTTGCTGTAATTCGGATGTTAAGTTTTGTCTATAAAGTTCTTGTAACAATTGTGTTTCATCATTAGGCTGCTGGGCAAAGTTTGGGTCTAGTTCGGTATACAGTGCATATAATCTTCTAGACTTTAAGTTTGCATACTCGACCACAGTAGCATTAGTTTCGTTGATATTAGGAAACATAGCTAACACACTGTTTAAAATTTCATTATAAAGGTTTTCTAAAGTTATATTGAACTTTTCACGCTTAGACTTTAACAGTATTGCCTGATATGCTTGAAGTTCTTCTGGAGGCATATTTATCAGTAATTCCATATTACCAGTTTCATAAGCATAATTAATCCTATTAGCTTTCATTCGAGCATAATGAACTATTGAAGGGTCATTGGCAGGAACTTTTGTTAAAGAAGCTACTGCTTCTGCTATATTACTTTCATTTACTTTTGTTGGCTTATTTAATTCTATCAATATTCTTTTATATAAATCTTCTTCTTCTTTAGTAGCATTAATAAAAGGTGTAGGGTCTATAGAATTATATAAGCTATATAATCTTTTAGCTTTTAAGTTTGCATACTGTTTTATTAACCCATTAGTTTCAATACTATAACTTAAATATTGTGTAAGCCCTTCGGAATTTAAAGCCTGTATAATGCTATCCCTAAATTGTTCCAAAGTTTCACTCTCAAGCCAGTAACTATGATTCTTTAGCCATAGCTGCTGATATGCTTGAGTTTCTTCAGGCGTTGGCGTATTTACAAGATTAGCATCACCACCAGTACGCTGGAAAGCATTAAATAACCTTCGTGCCTTTAATTTAGCATATGCTTTAACCTCTTCAGGCAATACTATAACTTCTTTTAGCTTCTTTTGCCCAAATTCATCCAGCTCAGTGTTAAAATACCAGCCTATCTCATTCTTTAGCTGGTCTTCTATTTCCTGTGTTAGTGCTTCTAGGTCATCAAAATGACTAACTTTGTTTAGTTGACGTGCCTTTAAGCGTGTATAAAGGTTAATTTCATCCTGTGAAGGATTAATATAAGCTTCCCTATTGTCTTCTTCGGTTACCAACATGTACATTCGCTTAGCTTTAATGTCAGCATATGACGCTGCAAGAGCATCACTGAATCTTGCTTCATCGTATGTAAGCGCTGAAGTAATCCCTTCAGCCCTTAATTCGTTAATATAAGAGTCTCTTAACTCCTCAACAGGTAGTGAACGCAGAAAATGTCGCCTATTTTGCTTAACCATTTGGGCATATATTTCCTTTTCTTCAGGCGTTGGATTTAACATTAACTCTACATTAGCTGTATTATAAGCCTGAAATAGCCTTTGAGCCTTAATTTTAGCATAACTGTCGGCAATTGGTGGCAGATTTAAGGGTATATTGGTCTGAAAGTCTTCTCCAGTCTCTGTAGTATTCCACCACCAGCCCTCCTCATTCAATAACTGGCTAGCTACGTTCTTATAAATGCGTTCAAAGTCAATCAATTCAGCACTAAGCATAACTTCAGTGCCTCTAGCTTGCTGTAAAGCCATAAGATACATCTTACTAAGGTCTTCACTAAATAAGTTTTCACCAGTATAGCCTAAAGAAAATTCATAACTTGTCCTAGCTACTATAACTTGCTGTATGTGAACTGGAATAGCAGCAAAGTTAGCATTAAAAAGGTCTTCTTCAGTAGTGTAATCATCAACATCAACTACATAAGTGTCTATTGCCTCCGTTCCATCTTCAAGATAGTGTGTATTAAAACGCCATCCCATTCCTAATACATCAAGAGTTATCATATCTAATAGCTGCTGTGCCATCTGATAAACTTCATCATTTTGGGATACAGTAATAGGATTTTCTCCAACTACCAATAGAACACGTTTTACAGCTTCTTCACGGGTCATAATATAGCCTCCTTTCAGATTATGTCTTTCCCTAAACATTCCTTACTAAAATATCAACGTTATGGTGCCTAGCATAACCTACAATCGATTTTACTCTATCAACTAAGGTAATTCGTCATGGAGGGATATTGAAAAGCTCCTAGGGGCTCCTACGCTTAGGTAGAATTGGAAAAACGATAAATAGAGGAAAGTTATAAAGAATGTTTAGGGAAAGAACCCTTCGATAGTTCTATGACTACCGAAGGGCTTAAAATTAAAACTAGCTAGGTAATACCAATGAACCACCCTTACCCATTATTGCTATCGCACATTCTGGGCGGAAGGAGTCAAATCCTGCAGCAAGGTCAGCAGTGATATAGGTGGCTTTCTCTTTGATATCATAGTCTTCTTCAACGTAAATATCTTTCAAGTTTACCATAGCAGCAGCATCACGGGTAAATGCAACGGCTAATAAGCCACCACCTTTAACTGTAACTTTGTGGTTTATCCCACCGTCACCAGACCAATCTTCCCCAATGGTTGCTGTTTTATATTCTGGTCCTGTGTCTGTGTCAAGTTCACCCAAATCGTTATCATCACCTTCACCTTCATAGAATACATTGGACTCAACAATGTTAAAACCAAACAATCGTGGCAATTCACCTTCAGCTATAGAACCAGAACCCTTGTAGTCTGCAGAAATTAGGTCAAGATAGTTAAATAACTTCTCATACATTGAAGGTGATATTGCAAGATATAACTCCTGGTCGTATACATTCATCTTTCTAAATGTTGTCCTAGCTTTTCTCACGGCTTCAAAGAACAATATAACGTCATCTTTGGAATCTATGTCTGATACCTTTACAATACCTGAAGTATCAGGCATGTTTATAACTTTGCCACTTAATGTTTTTTCAGTGCCATCAGGATTCTTCACCAGCGCTTTGTTGGTTGCTGCAGCTTTCAATACGGACGCAAATAAATTCCTATCCACTGCTTCAGCCAATTGAACTCCCAAAGCTTGAGCATGTTCATTCCTTACATCCCAATGTGCTAGCCAATCATCAAGCTTGAATATCCAGTCACTGGCTACAACTAAGCCATCAATGTTGATGATTTTGCGTGCATGGGGCACTCCTTTTTTGTCCAAAGTGTCCCCTGGTCTAAATAAGACACCTTTTGCTGCCTTACCAGAAACCTCGAACACTGCAGACTTATTACCTTCAGGAATGTCTCTAGTTCTTAATAGTGGTCTAAAGATGTTCTTTTTATAGAAATATGATAGTACTTCTAAGGTAAAAAGGTCCTTAAGGTTATCTCTATTAGTTGGTGCTTGGCCTAAAGTTTGTTTATCAGGTGATATAGGTCTAAATAACTCTGCCATACTTTATTCCCCCTTTTTAATTTTATGGTTTACTTTTGCTATATACACGGTGCCTTCAGTTAGCCTCACATTGCCTCAGCAATGCTTAGCAGTAACCTAATTACACAGTATATATAGCTTTATTAAGTCCTATTTAAGCTTTCTTATCCTTTTCTTTACCTTTATTACCAGCATATTTAGCACCTAGATAGCCTCTGTATGCCCTCTCTGCTGCTTCTTTAGAGGGGTACATACATTTTCCACTGCCTATCCTCCACTTACCATTTGGACACCTTGTCACTGGCATAAGTCTCACCAACCTTTCTTTAGGGTACTTTTGGTACACTTTGGTACATTTAGGGTATATAATGGGACATGTTTTGGTATCGCAAATTTACAAGCTACTATGCGCCCTTCGGCGCCCCCCTTTCCCCCCCTAGCACCCCAAACACACCAAATGCATCCAACACAGCAACTCATCGGGAGTCTAAAGGAGGCATAAGGTAGCATAAGGAAGCCTAAAGAAAGCATAAGCAAACTAAAAGAAGCATTAGGATAGACAGAGGATACATAATGCACTATAAAAGGTTAAGTAAGCTTAGAAAAGGGATATCTATTTTTAAGATACGTAGTATCTTAAAAATAGTAAAGCAACTAAAACTTACACAAAAAATTAGATTATATAGTCTTTTATTATGTTATTGTTTTTCTTTAGCAAAAGCAAAACTAAAGATATAAAAGATTATCCTAAGTTACTATAGTTACTTAAGCTACTTTAGTTATCTTATGATAT